AAAGGCGGAAGGCCGAGCACAGAGATTAACTGGAAGATGGTCCAAGACATGGCATCGATTCAGTGCACAAGGGATGAAATTGCCTCTGTGATGAACATAGAGCGTCGTACGCTGCAAAGGCGTTGCGAAGCGGAGATTGGGTGCGCTTTGGGTGAAAAGCTCGAAGAATGGCGCGAGGGAGGCAAAGCGAGCCTTCGTCGGACGCAATGGCTATTGGCTCAGAAAAACCCGACCATGGCCATTTTCTTGGGCAAACAGGTGCTTGGTCAACGTGACGACATCCACCTGATGCAGAAAGGTAAGATAGTCCATGAGGTCATCAACTATGGTGACATCGAGGCCAAGCCGTGGTCAGATGAAGGATAAAGCAGTCGTCTCAGAAGACACGCCTATTGAGGCTATTGAGTCAATTGAGACAAGGGTAAGAATTCCCCAATTCACACCTCGTCCATATCAGCGTGATTTCTTGCGCGCGATGGATAATGAGACCAAACGAGCGGTTCTTGTGTGGCATCGCCGTGCAGGCAAAGAGATTGCTTGTTTTAACTGGATGATAAAGCAAGCGCACTGGCATAGAGTCGGAACGTACGTGTACTTTTTCCCGACATCCACGCTTGGGCGCCGCATTCTTTGGGATGGAGCAAACAAAGAAGGTAAGCGTTTTCTGGATTATATTCCCAAAAGTATCATTGAGGGGAATATCAATAGCCAAGAAATGAAAATAAGGCTTACCAATGGAAGTATCATCCAAATCCTCGGCTCTGACGCGATCCTCAATGTTGGGATTAACCCTGTCGGCTGCGTCTTCTCAGAGTACTCTCTCCAGGATCCTAAGTGCTGGAATTTCATACGTCCGATTCTTCGTGAGAACGGTGGTTGGGCTGTTTTCAACTTCACCCCTCGTGGGAAGAATCACGCGTATGACTTGTACCTCATGGCAAAGAACAACCCAGAGTGGTTTTGCCAGAGGCTTACTATTGACGACACTGGTGTCCTCACAGACGCTGACATGGATGCCGAGCGTGCTGAAGGGATGTCCGAGCACCTTATTCGCCAGGAGTACTACTGTGACTTTGATCAGGGTACCGAAGGTGCTTATTACGCCAAGTTACTCTCAAAAGCGGAGTTAGATGGTCGACTTACGTACGTTCCTCATGATCCAAACACTGCAGTTGATACTTATTGGGACCTTGGCGTTTCAGACGAAACAGTTATCTTGCTCGCTCAGAACGTCGGGAACCAGATCCACATCATCAACATGTACCGTAATCAAGGAGAGGGACTCGGTCATTATGCTCGATGGCTCCAAACAGAAGCCGACAAATGGGACTACGTCTATGGATCCCATTATGCACCACACGACATACAGGTACGAGAGCTCGGAAGTGGAGCACAAACACGACTCCAGATAGCCAAAGATCTTGGCATAAAATTTGACATCGTACCCAATCTTCCAATTCACGAAGGCATTGAGTTTGCACGCGGTATCTTCCCACGTTTATGGGTGGATAAAGATCGGTGCTCTTTCTTCATCAAGGCTGCCGAGAACTACCATAAACATTATAATGAAAAATTGAATGTGTACAGCGACAAGCCCCTTCATGACTGGTCATCTCATTGCATGGATGCGTTTCGATACATGGCTGTGATCCAGAACAAGCGAAGTCGTGGTCGCATGACTGAAGACGAAGCAAATCTTTTAGAGGCGCAATATTCCTTCCGTCATGTATGAAAATATTTAAGTTGACAGCGATTTGGGGTATGATATGCGCAAAGGTGAGAAATTGAAGCCAGGGAGCATGAAAGGCGGCAAGTCGGAACCAGCATCAAAAGCGAAGCTTGGCTCTGGTGGACGCTTCAAAGCTCTTGAAGGCAAGCTCAAATCAAAAGGCGCAAAAGACCCAGGTGCATTGGCTGCGGCGATTGGCCGGGCCAAGTACGGAGGCAAAAAGATGGCTCAGATGTCCAAAAAAGGACGCAAATAAGAGAAACCCAATCCAACTTGGCTTAACGGCCATGGGGTAAGAACAAGTTACAAGCGAGGCAGGGACTGATCATCCCGTTCGAAGCCGTATCTTCGGCCTCGCACCTTTCCATACGGGGAAAGCAACCGCGTTACGCGTGTATGCAACCGTTGTTAAGGTGCGATGGCTACTGATCAAACCATTATTTCAGATTTCGACGAGAACTACCAATGCGCATATTACGCGTGGGATAGCTTCTACCCATTAGCAGATCGCGATCTGAGATTCTTTCTTGGCGACCAGTGGGACGAAAAAGAGAAGCGGGAGCTCTTCCAAGAAGGGCGCTCGACGTTCGTCTACAACAAAGTCCGTCGCACTCTCAACATGATCACCGGGTATCAACGCAAGCATCGCTTGTCGTCGGTGGTCATCCCCATTGAAGATTCAGACCAACAAACAGCAGACCAACTGTCTCAGTTGCTTCTGTACGTCATGAACTACGGTGATGGTTACCAAATCATCAGTGATTGTTTTGGCGGTGCATGTAAGACCGGCTGGAATTTGATGTCGGTTTGGATGGATTACCGGGATGACCCGATAAATGGCGATATTCGTTTCGGTCGTGAGCCATACAACAGCTTCATTTGCGACCCATACTTCACTCAAGTCGACTTCTCCGACTGCAATTTCCTTTTAAGACGTAAATATCTGAGCGCCAACCAAGTTGCGTCGATGCTTCCAGGCCAAGAGAAGGAAGTTTACGCGCTTTGGCAACAAGGGTGGGAGCGTGACGACAAATTCACGTGGCTTCCATACCAGCGCCAGCCGAATGGCGAGCAGTTGATGGCATACAACGAGATGTTCCTTCAGAAATGGAGGAATGTCCCGATGTTAGTCGACATGGAGACAGGCGAAACGCTTGAATTCGACGTCGATAACGAGATTGTCAAATTGATGCTCGACAAATACGAGCAACTCAAGGTCGTTGATCGTCCCCAAAAGTACATCGAGCAGCACATCATCGTAAACGACTACGTGATGCGCTCGGAAATCAACCCATATGGGCTTAACGAATACCCATTTGTGCCGTTTATGGCGATTTTTGAGCCAGAATCGGACCAATGGGGCTTGAAAGTTCAGTCTCTCATACGCGCACAAGTCGATCCGCAACGCGAGGCCAATCGCCGCATCAGTCAGATGACCGATCTATTGGATTCTCAAATCAACAGCGGCTGGATTGCGAACGAAAACTGCGTCATTAACCCACGCAGCCTGTTCCAAACATCTCAAGGCAAGGTCATTTGGCGTCGTGAAGATGCGCCACCTGGTGCGCTTGAGAAGATCCCTCCTGCACAAATCCCACCCTCCATGTTCCAGCTCCAAGAGCTGTTCAACAACGAAATGATGGAGATCGCTGGCGTCAACGACGCTGCATTTGGAATCTCAGACAACGCCCAAGAGTCTGGCGTGATGATGATGCTCCGCCAAGGGGCGGCATTGATCAATCTTCAGGACGTTTTTGACCGTCTTCGCCAATCGCAAAAGGCGATGAGTAAGAAAGTCCTCAAGCTGATCCAGACATGGACCCCATCCAAAGTGCGTCGAATTCTCAATGAAGAGCCCACTCAAGAGTTCTACAGCCGGGAGTTCACCAAGTACGACGTGACGGTTCAAGAGGGAATGCTCACCGACACGCAGAAACAGATGTACTTCCGTCAGCTTGTGGACCTTCGCCAGCTTGGAGCTCCAGTCACGGGAGAGATGCTGGCCAAAGCAGCTCCGATTCAAGGCAAGTCGGAATACATCGAACAGCTGTCTCAAATGGAGCAGCAACAGGCGCAACAAGCGCAACAACAAGCGCAACTCCAACAGCAACTGTTGGATTCACAGCGCCAAATGTCCCAAGCAAAAGCAATTTCCGACGTCGCACTCAGCAAAGAGCGTTTCACTCGCGCTGTCGCAAACATGGGTCTCGAAGACGAACGCGCATCAAAAGCGGTGCAAGACCGTGCCGATACGGCACTTGCACGCGTCAAGGCAATGAAAGAGCTGGAGTCGATGGATGACGCTCGCCTCGTT